CCAAACACGCCGGCAGCGTCCAAAACTGCTTGCTTAGACTGGCCAAGGTTTTTAGCGGCGCTGTTGGCAAAATTCTCGACTTCTTTAGCGCCACGGCCAAACACAACGTTTACTTTGCTTAGCGCTTCTTGCATGTTTGACGCGGCCGTAATCATCGGGCCGATCACACTTTTAACGGTTCCTACCGCAAGGCTAAAACCGGCTACCGCACCCGCAACGTTTTTAGCGCTGGTACCAAATGCCTTAAGTTGTTTGTCGGCTGCCTGTACGCCAGTATTAACAAACGACGTAATAATCGGTATGTTAATTGCCATTACTTAACCCTCTGCTTTAGTTGCGTGTTTGTGCGTTTTTCAACGTCGCTAATAACCGATTGTATGTCGTTTTGCACGGCGTCACGGTTCTTAGTTACGGCCTTGTCAATAACACGCGGTTGGCCGCCTTCTTGGCTGTTTAGGTTTGCCACAAATAGGCTGCTTACGTTTCGCCCAGCATGGTCATAGATCACGCCCGCTGGGTCGGTTGATTGCACAACCATTAGACGGTAAGGCTTGGCACCAAAAACTACTTGTTCGGTGTAACCGCCACGGTTGAAATCTACGTAGCGTTCACGGCTTGGGCGTACACCTACTTTAATTTTGTAACCTTTTTGTACTTGCTGGGTTCGCCAGTTAGTTTCACGTCCTTTAACTAGGTTGCCTCGAACCATGCCCGACAATGGGGCGCCGTTGCCTTTGCTGTTGTCAAAATGGGCCACCATGCTGCGGGCTTCGTTAAGAATTATTTCACCGCTTCGCTGTATTCGTTTGGTGATTGTGCGCCGGTAGGACGGGTCTATTTTGTGCAATAGCGCCAAGGTTTCTTGAATACCTTTTACCTGTAAAACTGGTTGCGCCATGGGGTTACCTTTTGTTTCTTTCCCCCAAAACTTTAGCCACCGTTGCTAAGTCTTGCGCGTCAAAGACTTGCGAATACCAATGCGGCGCCCACCCTGTTGCAACTAACAGTTCGGCTAATTGCCGGCGGTAGGTGCCGCTTGGGTAGGGTTTGGGGCCTCTTGCGCGGTTACCTCAATGTTGGTTACTTGTTTGCAATACGTGTCAAATTCTGACGGAACAACAATTTTTGCTTGCTTGCTTGCTTCCCAAGCCAAAAACAACAAGTCTTCAACGCCAATGCCGTTTGCCATGTCGGCCGCTTTGCGTTTAAAGCGACGTTCCCATAGCACAATGGTAAAAAGGTTTGTACTTACTTGGTACGTGCCTTCGTGGTTGGTTACTTCAAGTGTTAATTGCATGTGTGCCTTCTTTCGTGTCGGGCCGATTGTTCGGCGCTATTTATGCAACGCTGTAAGTGCCACCAACAAACGTAATGTCGATGGTAGAAAGTTCGCCCAAAGCGGCGTTAACAACTGGCATTTCAAGCAACGCGCAATTAGTTAGGGTAAAGAGTTCCCCTGCTGCGTCTACCACTACGTCAATGTCGCTGTTGCCAACAAGTGCGGCCAACGTTGCGTAGGTCTCGCTTGCTGCGTAGGACTGGTAAAGGGTAAGGGTGACTTCGTGGTTGCCCAATCCTGCTTGGTACTGGCGCGACGTCTGACCAAAAGTGGTGTTTTCCAACTGGTCAAAACGGTGCGTAAATACGGCTGCGGTGCATTGGTCGGTTAGCGAAACGCTGTTTACCGAAACGCCCGGGGTTGCTAGGTAGGTGCTTGTTGCCATGGTGTTTAACTCTCTTTCGTTGCTTTCTTATTTTTAGCACCTTTTTTTGGTGCGGGTGTGGATACTTCGTCGGGTTGCTCGTCGTTTATTTCGGCAATAAAACCGCCCCACAAAAGCGCGGGTACGTTTGTGCCCGGCTTCGGTTCGTACTCTGTGCCCACTTCACCTATTCGAGGGCTTTTAATGATGTAGTACATGTAACCGCCTTAGGACGTTTGGGCTTGCATTTCAATAGTGAGATCATACGCCGCTAATTCACTACCACCGATTATGGCAATGGTTGGGCGGCCGCTGGTTACTGCCACATTTTTGCCTAACACTTTTGCGGCCATGTTCATTAGCGAACGTTGCGCGTCAAGGTTGCCCGGGCCAAGGGTAATTAGGCGCACGGGAAACGTGATCTTTACGATGTTGTAGTTAAACGCTTCAAATGATGGGGCGTCAATAAAAGCGCATGGCGGCACAATGTTGCGCGGGTCGTTGACTACCTGCAACCCTGTAACGGTCTGTAACGTGGCTGTAAGGTCGTCTAAGGCCTCGTTGAATAAGTCGGTGTATGCAACAGGCATTAAAACACCGCGGGCCTGTCAATGCCCAACAATTGCTTAATCATCGGGCTAAGGCCCATAGACCCGCCAGCGGCTAAACCGTCAAAGCCTGCAAAGTCGGTTACTGCACCGCGTTGACGGTACAAAAAGCCTGCATAAGCAACGGCACCTAAAAGCACGGAAGCATTAGGAACCGTGGTCAGGCTGTCGCGATAATTTGCCTCTTGTCGTCGGCGAAAACAAAACTCGTTTGAAGCCAAGCGACATTGGGTAATAAACGTTTGATCGGCAGCGGTGGCTGTTCCTATTCCTAACCAATCCTCAACTTGACTATCGGCGGTTATCCATGTGCAAGTAGGTGTTGTTGTAAGGGTGCCAGTAGCCGGGCTAATAATGACATTGTCCGCGGTCTTAGCAAACAACACTTGATGTTGGATTGGCTGCTCGGGGTCATACAAAAAGAACCCGTATTCGTCAACGCCTAAAAACCGAAACGGTGGTAGCGCGTGGACTGTGTAAGAACCGTTAAAGGTTGCGTCTACACCCGCAAGGGTAAAAGACTGACCAACCTCTAACGGGTCTGCGTTTGTAAGTAGTACGACAACCGCGTAGTTGTCAACTATGTACTTTTGTGAGACCGAATAGACGGCCATGACGGCCTACCTTTCGGAAATTATGACTTAAGAAGTTTTACGAACTTGGTTGCGTCTGCCATGAACGCGGCTGCGTAGCCACGGAAAGCAATCGTTCGGCCAAGGGTGCTTGGTACGTCAATTGAGATCGCGCCCTTTTGCTGTTCGTAGAATTCGAAGCCTGCTGCTGCGCCTGCTGCATGTCCTACGACACCTTGCAAAGCGCCCGAACCGGTACCGCCAGCCATGTTCTTGTCAACGACAAGGACAAGACCCAATGGGTTGCCGTTCCATGATGTTGCAGCCGAATTGCCAAACGCGTTTTGACCAATAAGGTTTGGTGCGCCGACGTATGGGAATACTGGCTGGCCCGTTGACGTGGTGAGCATGCCCAATTTCGCCCATGTGATTGGACTGACGAAATAATGGGTTGGTAGGTAGTTGCTGCTGTTGCTGATTTGGTATGCAGCGCCGTAGATCGCTTCAATGAAGTCGGCTGGCGATGACAAGTCAGCAACGGTTTCGGATTGTGTTACACCGCTAACCATGGTGTCAACTGCGTAATTGTCCGTGGCCTGTCCGTAGGCGATTGCTAACTGATTGATGACGATGTTGAGCGAATTTGGGTCTGTCCAGTCGAGGTCTTGTTCCGACAAAGTGACGTACGTTCCAAAAGTCAATTTTGAAATGTCGTTGTTTGTAACGGTAACGGTTGACGGGTCGAGCGCTGTCAACTGGCCTGTTGGCTGCTGTGTTACTACTGGGCGCGTACCAATTTTTGGACGACGGAAAGTTGCGCCACTTTGTGGCATTGCGCGGGTACCGATTGCCGACACGAAAGGGCGCACTGGGTTTAGCGAGTCGTACACGCTGCCGGTGATGATTTCAGGAAGGATACCGGGCGTACTTTCGGTGTTAATGTCCGGTGCAACGCCCGGTGCTGCTTGCACCATTGCGCTGTTAATGTTTGCGTTTAGTTGTGCAAAGTCTGCACCACCGCGCACAAATGAAGCGATGTATTCGCTAGGTGATGGCAAGCGCAACTTGCGGGCCTGTGCGTAAATCGGTTGCACGGCTGACGCTTCGATTACTGCTGGTGCTTCAATTTCGTTTGACATTTCGGTTACTTCCTTTTCTTGGTCTTGTTCTTTATTTAACTCTACTTCGGGTTCGTTTTGGTGGATACTGGCAGCGACGCGCTCAACCTTGGCGGCCTCAAATGCGCCATAGGGCAAAAGCGACAATTCCTGCCAATCAGCCTTGCTAACAATCATGGTGCCGGCTTCGTCAAAACTAAATTCAACGGGTTGCACCCCAACGGAAAGGCTGTCTAAAACGCCGTCTTTTGCTAGTTGCAAACTTTCGTTACCTAAAACGGTTTCGCTAATTTTGGCTTCAAACATTACAAAGTTGCCTACTTCGGTGCGTTCGGTAACGACGCCGATTGGCTGGGTGCTGTCGTGGTAAAGGTACATTTTTGGTTTTTTACCTTCAAGAGGTAGCGAGCCGGGCAAAAACCTAACCATTTGGCCGTCAGAAACTACGGCGTCAACGTTGTATTCGAGTGCGACGCCAGCAAGGGTGCGACGTGGCAGCGCGTCACCTTTTGCGGCGTCTAAATTTAATTCTTGTGGGGTCAACCTAAGCATTTGCTTGCCTCATTTCCTCGGGCGTTTCCTCAACGTAAACCTCGGTGTTGTATTCGTTTGCTAAGTAACTTTCAATGTCAAACATAACACCGGTGCCACGCGGTAGGACGTTATCCGCGCTAAGTGTTTCTTGTATGCAATCTATGTACGGTTTTACGCCGAACGTGTAAAGGTCGCGCGACGCTTCGCTACTTGAAACGTAACTGTAATTTCCAATGCTCACGGAAACGAGGTACGCGGGAACGTTTGCGAGCCTTGCGATCTCTTTTGACTGGTATTCGGCTGCGTCAATTAAAAGCATTTTGTCGGGTGTTGCGGTGTTTGGGATTACCTCTACAAATTCGTTTACCGCGCACGTCGCTGAATTCAATCTTGCGTGATCGTAGGCGGCTGCCATGTCGCTAAGTTCTTGCGCGCTCATGGGTTCGCCACCAACCTGCCGCAAAGTCGTGGCTGGCATGGTTGACAAACTGTTTCGGTTACGGGCCTGCTCTAGTTTAAGCGCGGTGTTAATTGACGTGTAACCAGTGTAAATAAGACCCTGTACTGGCGACATAAATTGAATTACGTCTTTGTAATCTATTGGCAAACCGTTAAACAAAATTTGTTTTGACGGGCCAAACCTGACCGAGGATTGTTGATCCTGCAAGGTAATCATTGCGGCAGGTAGACGCGTAAAATTCATGGGGTAGCCGTCAGCGCTACGTTCCGTGACAAACCAGTAGGCCGAACCGTAAAACAGCAAGTCGTCAAAAGTCCACGAAAGTATGAAGTTATTTGTTACGCCCTTGTCAATGCGACGCAACCAACTACGCGGCGCTTCGGGTACGCGTTCCATTTCGTCGCCGTTCCACATTTCTTTATACATGACTAACGGCAAGCAACCGATAACGCTGGCCATAAGGTCACGCGCACGGCTTAGCGTTGGTACCTGCATGAAACGGGCGCGTTGATCGCCCTCGACATAAGCATAAAAGTTGTTTATTTGGGTAGCGCCAGCGTTGCCACCTGCGGCAGCTTTAACCGTTTTTGCTGGTTCAACTTTTGTAGTGAAAATGCCCATGTTTTTAGTTTGTCACAATCTGCGGGTTTTTGGTGGCACTAGCCAGCGCCGACAATCCCCGACGGAAAGCGAGCCAACTAGTGCCGTTTCAACTTTACTGTAAACCGCTAACAATTACGGGTTTGCCAATTAGTTGTGGACGTGACGCCAGCGCGG